GAAGAGCCCAAAGGTCAGGCACATTCGGGTCAAGGTGGATACAACTACTACGACTATGATGATGCAGATCAAAGCAGTGCAGAAACAGCACGTCTTGGCCGGTTGAGGAATCCAAATGTTGATCCTGCTCTGGCTCACATGTTGATCAATCCCAACAATCCAGATGCCTTTGCTATGCAACGTGACGACGAGCCGGATCAAAGCGATGCCGAAACAGCACGTCTTGGCCGAGCAGGCGCATCAGCAGATTCGGAATTTGTGCATGCACCTGGCGAAGCTGGACGTTCTATCAATTACGAATCACGAGAAGGTGATGCATTGCTGGCAAGAATAAAATCCTTGGCTATGCTGAGATAACATAAATAAAACAAACAAAAGAAGTGTGTGCAGTGGCACACACTTCCGTAATCAACTAGATAGGCAAATTTCGCTATCGTAAAGGTAGCAAACACAGACAAGGCTGTGTATAATAACCTTGTAGGCAACACATTTAAGTACATCTTAAATATTTTTAATCATATTAAAGCATAGAAAGGCAACACAATATGGCAACTTTAGCAGAAATCAGAGCACGACTACAAGCAGCAGAGAACAAAGGTGGGCAATCCACCGGAGGCGGTGACAGATCCATCTATCCACATTGGAACATGGAAGAAGGTCAATCAGCCACTTTGCGCTTTTTACCCGACGGCAATTCAAAGAACACATTCTTCTGGGTGGAACGAGCCATGATCCGACTGCCATTCAATGGCATCAAAGGAGAGATGGATTCCAAACAGGTCATGGTGCAGGTACCCTGCGTGGAGATGTGGGGCGACGCTTGTCCAATCTTGGCAGAAGTGCGTACCTGGTTCAAGGACAAGAGCCTTGAAGACATGGGTCGCAAATACTGGAAGAAACGCAGCTACATCTTTCAAGGATTTGTGCGTGAGAATCCTATCGCAGACGACAAGACTCCGGAAAATCCCATTCGCAAGTTCATCATTGGACCTCAGCTGTTCACCTTGATCAAGGGTGCCCTGATGGATCCTGAGTTGGAAAACCTGCCAACTGACTACATGAGCGGCCTGGACTTCCGTATCAGCAAAACACAAAAAGGTGGATTCGCTGACTACAACAGCAGCAAGTGGGCCCGTAAAGAGTCTGCATTGACTGATGTGGAACAGGCAGCAGTGGATGCACATGGCCTGTTTGACTTGAACACATTCTTGCCTAAAAAGCCCACTGATGTGGAACTGCGTGTGATCAAGGAAATGTTTGAAGCTTCAGTGGATGGACAGCCTTACGACACAGAGCGTTGGGGTCAGTACTTCCGCCCGGCTGGTGTGAATGCACCTGCCGGCGCAGCACCTGCTGTTGATGTGGATGAAGAAACAGCCAAGCCGGCTTTGCGAGTAGCAGCACCTACCAAAGCAGCCGATGACTTTGACGATGAGCCAGCAGTGGCCACTGCTCCAGTCAGCAAGCCTGCCGGCGAAAGCAAAACCCAGGACATCCTGGCCATGATCCGCAGTCGTCAGAACAAGTAATTGACCGGTATCGCAAGCACCTTTGCGGTGCTTGCGTCTATCTATTATGAAATTTTCTTTGGTATTTGAGAATACAGGTGATACTATACCTTTTGAGGTAAAGTACAATTATGAGTTGTTTGAATTTTTTGTAGATAAATCCAGCAGTCAAAATCAGAACAGATTTTCTGACCATCAACTGGTGGCACAAAAAGTCAACAAAGGATTAACTGATCTCCACTGGGCATTGTCGAATACCAACGAAATTCTGTGGGACCTTGTGGGTATTAAATTTCCACAGTCGGACAATCTAGAAACATATCTGGATCAAAGTCTGCTTAATCGCATACATGCTAAATGGGTATTTTCACAAAATCACAAAGTACAGGTACATGAACTGAGATTCAGTCAAAACTCAAATACTGCTAGGCTAGGAGAACAACTACACAATCAGTTCTCTGATGAAATATCGGAGACAAGATTAGCAGTGGCTATGCAACATCTAGGAAAGATTTTTCCATATGAAGATGTGAACATGGCTGTTCATAGATTGGAATCCGTTTTTACCAACAACGTCGAGTTCAATGCTGTCGGCAAATGGGAAATTTTTGATAATCCATTTCGAAAAACATCCATGGTCAGTAATCCAGATCGGATGAACTTCACATTTGGATATACCTATGTGGGTCGGCAACTTTATAACAAGTTTGAATATTTTGACATGGATCTTGATTGCATGGATCACTACAACTATGAGACTTTGGAATATTCATTTAACCTTAGCCTACAACAACCCGAGACTGTGGCATTTAGTCCAGAGTTTTTGGCATGGTGTGATCGGCATGATCGACGACCCATGGCCAATCAGATTCCTGTGGCCAACGTGATTGATCTAGATAAACACTTGACACAGTATCGCAGAATACTTTATAATAACTCACAGGCCGACAATTCTGCCAGCATTATTTTACATTGAAAGAAACTATCATGGGAAAACCATTTGACGTAAGCAAGTTCCGCAAGGAAATCACCAAGTCGATCGAAGGATTGAGCATTGGTTTCAATGATCCAACAGATTGGATCAGCACAGGCAACTATGCCTTGAACTACTTGATATCAGGAGACTTCAACCGAGGTATTCCTCTAGGCAAGGTCACGGTGTTTGCCGGCGATTCGGGTGCAGGTAAAAGTTACATCTGCTCCGGCAACATTGTAAAGAATGCTCAGGCACAGGGCATATATGTTGTGCTGATTGACAGCGAAAATGCATTGGATGAAAACTGGCTTAGAGCATTGGGAGTAGATACTGGCCAGGACAAGCTGCTTAAACTCAGCATGGCCATGATCGACGATGTGGCCAAGACCATCAGTACATTCATGAGCGACTACAAGGCCTTGCCCGATGGCGAACGTCCTAAAGTGATGTTTGTGATCGACAGCTTGGGCATGTTGCTCACACCCACTGACGTGAATCAGTTTGATGCAGGTGAGATGAAGGGCGACCTGGGTCGCAAGCCCAAGGCACTAACCAGTCTTGTGCGTAACTGTGTGAACATGTTTGGCTCATATAATGTGGGATTAGTGTGTACCAATCATACCTACGCCAGTCAGGATATGTTTGACCCCGACGACAAGATCTCTGGTGGTCAAGGGTTTATCTATGCCAGTAGTATTGTGGTTGCCATGAAGAAACTCAAGCTCAAAGAAGATGAGGATGGCAACAAGATTTCTGACGTCATGGGTATCCGCGCTGCTTGCAAAGTGATGAAAACAAGGTACTCAAAACCTTTTGAAGGAGTACAAGTCAAGATTCCGTACACAACAGGAATGAGCCCTTACTCGGGTATGGTGGATCTCATGGAGAAACGCAGTCTCTTGAAGAAGGAAGGCAACAGCCTAGTATTTGTGACCAGCGACGGCGAGATCATCAAGAAGTTCCGCAAGAAGTGGGAAGCCAATGAGGAAGGGTGTTTGGATCGTGCTATGGCAGACTTTGGAAATCACAAAGAAGAGGTAAGTACCATCGAGGAGGCAGCAGAATGAATGAAGCAGTGGCAGTGGCCAGTGAGATGTGGTCAGAACTCAAACGGTATGTAAACACAGTGGATCGAGATGAAGCAGCAGAAACCGTGGTGGCTATCTTGATTGACAACGACTGTGATGTGGATGACATCAAAGACACATTCAAGGGTGACTCTGATATCAAACGAGCTCTTACAGCGTATCTTGACAACGACAAATCCTATGAGGAAGATGCCGAGGAAGAGGAAGAAGAAGATTACCACGCCGACGACTGGGAAAACTAATGCACGGCAACGTGTTTCCTATTGTCAATGATGCCGCCTGCGTATTTAAATGGACTTGGAACACATTTAGATTGTATGACGCAACTTCGGGCAGTTGTCACAGAGTAAAAGCTGTCAAGATACCACTTGATCAGTTTGATAATTTTCACAATACTCCCGAAGTCTTAGACGATAGGCAGAAAATGCTAGCCGGTCAGTGGCCCAAGGCCGGCCGCGGCTGCGAATATTGCAAAAACGTCGAACAACAGGGCGGCACAAGCGATAGAACTTATCATAATAATATACCAGGATTGACACCTGTAGACTTTGATCCTGCCGGAGATCAAAAGGTTACGCCTCGTATTGTTGAGTTGTTTCTGACCAACACATGCGATCTAGCCTGTGTTTATTGTTTGCCAGAATTTAGTTCAAGAATAAACGAAGAACTTAAAAAATACGGTGCGTACCCTATTGGGATTGTTTCTAAATCTCAAATTCCTGACAGGGAAAAATATTTTGCTGCTTGGTTAAACTGGGTTGACCACAACTATCAACAGCTGGACCAGATCAGCATCTTAGGCGGAGAACCACTGTTACAAAAAGAGCTGTGGACTATTTTGGAGATGATATCAACAAAACAAAATAGAAATTTAACCATCGCCATTAATACCAATCTGAATTCTCGTCTGGATGTTGTAAAGCGTTTTGTAGAAATTGGTAAAGATTTATTAGTTAACAAAAATATAAAAAAAATACACATTGATGCTAGCTTGGATTGTTGGGGACCACAAGCAGAATTTATTAGAAATGGGTTGGATCTTGCTCGCTGGCAAGAAAATTTTGAATATCTTGTACAACACAAATGGTTAGAAATCTCAGTACATCATGTGATCACGTCGTTGAGCATCAATACCACCTTAGATCTACAGTCACGCATTGCAGAATACAAAATCCAAAATCCAAAAATTACTCAAGGCTATCATGTGGTTGATAGCGGGCAAGAGGAAATATTCCATCCAGACATGTTCGGTGGATCTTTTTTTAAATCTAAATTAGATGAACTTGTAAAACACTTCCCAATAACAACCAAATGGGATGTAGAAATGCAAAAACGCCTAATAGGTATAAACATGATGATAGCTTCAGCAAAACCTGACAGGTCGCGCCTGGCCAAACTTCGTGCTACACTAGACATGATCGACCACAGGCGAAACACCGATTGGAAAAAATTGTTTCCTCATATCGATCAATATTTTATAGAAAACAAAATTCAAAATGTGGTATAGTCGTGTAACTGCTAGTTTAAGTTCTATTCCAGACTTTATAACTCACTACGAGCGTGAGCTTGAGGATGCCAAAAAGGACTGCAAGATCGGCGGTGTAGTAGAAAAAAATATCACCGCATTACCAGGAATCACTGAGCAACGATTTAACCAGCTTCAAGAGATTGAAGCTGTGTTAAACTATCTCAACATCCAGCTACGCAAGATACGCCGGAAACACTTTCAAAAGTATCTGGAAGGCTATGCCCGAGCCTTGACCAGTAGAGATGCAGAAAAGTACGTGGACGGCGAAGATGAAGTGATTGATTATGAAACTATCATCAATGAAGTAGCATACCTGCGCAATCGATGGCTGGGTATCATGAAAGGCCTGGATACCAAACAATGGCAGATGGGGCATGTGGTACGACTAAGAACAGCAGGCATGGAAGATATCACGGTGTAATCTACACCTATAAATATCTTCATGAAACCAATTCCTGTTTTTGTAGGATATGATCCCAGAGAAGCCATAGCCTATCATACCTGCGCAAATTCAATCATACGCAACAGCACCAGTCCGGTTGCTATAGTACCTGTAGCTTTGAACCTATTCAAAGACTACGCCGAAACACACACAGATGGCAGCAATCACTTCATCTACACACGTTTCTTAGTACCTCACCTGATGGATTATCAAGGATGGGCTATTTTTATAGACGGAGACATGATCGTACGTGGCGATATCACTGAACTTTGGAATCTCAGAGAATACAGCAAAGATGCCATGGTAGTCAAGCACGACTACAAGACACGAATGAAAGAAAAGTATCTGGGCAGTCCAAACGAAGATTACCCACGTAAAAACTGGTCTAGTGTGATATTATGGAATTGCAATGCCATACGCAATAGACATCTTGATCCTGAGTTTGTGCAAAACTCAACAGGCGCATTCCTACATCGTTTTTCCTGGATAGCGGATGAACGCCTAGGCGAGTTGCCCAAAGAATGGAACTGGTTGCCGGACGAATATGGGCCAAACCCAGATGCCAAATTGTTGCACTACACACTAGGTACACCTTGCTTTGATGAATTCAGAGATACACCAATGAATGAACATTGGCATGCCGAACGCTCACTCACAGACCATTGCCAACAGAGAACATGATGTCAGACGAAGAACTTGATTTGCCTCCAACAGAAAAACATGTCTTGGACATGGTTGTTCCGGAAATACGAAAGCTGTTTGACGATATTTTGAAATACCGTGTGGACCCTGAAGGGCTGTACTATGGCATCACACAGCAAACACTCATGCAACAGATTGCCGAATTACCAGTTGATCGCATAGTGGCACTGGATAGCGAATACAGATATGAAAGAAAAGGTCACATGTACGATCCTATATTACAAAGTTTTGTGCAAGGTGCTGGCGGCCAGATCAGTACCTGGTCAAAAGAAGAACTCACAAAGACCCCGGTGGTGCTGCGTGGAATAACCAAACGCAAACAGATGGACACCTGCAAGGCCACCGGTAGAGATTTTTACTACATTGACACCGGCTACTTTGGCAACGGAAAGAAGAAAAACTATCATCGTATCACACGCAATGATGTGCAGAACTTTGGCCCTGTGAGAGAACGGCCTTCAGATAGATTTGATCAAACTGGTGTGAGTCTGAAAAAAGTACGTGCCGATGGCAGCAAAATATTACTGGCACCTCCCAGCCAGAAACTGCTGAATCTCTATGACATAGATCTCGAGACCTGGCTCAATCAAACACTGGCCGAGATTGGTGTCCACACAGACAGAGAAGTTGTGATCCGTCGCAAGCAGGGTCGCAGCACACGAATCAATGACGACACAATCGAAATGGCCTTGAGTCAGGATATCTACTGCTTGATCACATACAGCAGTATCGCTGCCGGCGAGGCTATCTTGTTTGGCAAACCTGCTATCACACTAGGACCCAATGCAGCCGCAGCAGTATGCAGCACCAGTATCTCTGATATTGAAACTATCAAAAGACCCAATCTCGACGAGATCTCAGCCTGGGCTAGACACATAGCCTACTGTCAATTCACTGAAGTGGAGATGCGCGATGGCACAGCCTGGCGCATATTAAACGATGGTTGATGTTGTGGTGTATATTTCTAGTGTGGCTAACTTCCAAAAGCATGTTAGAAAAACACAATGCCTGGAAAGTTTTGCTGCTGGGGTGAGCAAACTGGGTCACAGTGTTGTACTGGAGACTGCTCACAGATATACTCCCAGTCGGTTGGCGTTGATGCTGGGCTAGGCCACTACCAATACTGGTGGGCCAAACATAGTCTTAAGAAAAGAGATCATAGCACAACAACGCCGACATGGATTCCATACCATGTGCATTGATGCCAGTTGTTGGAAGTATCTAGACAATGCCAGCAGCTATCTACGTTACAGTTTAGATGGTCCGTTCTATGATCGAGCAGAATATGCCAACCGCAACAGCGACAGTAGCAAATGGCAAGAGATCAGTCAAGTATTGGGCATTTCATTAGACCCGCCACAAACAAATCCTGGCGGGCATGTGTTGATCTGCATGCAACGCGATGGTGGATTTGCCATGAAAGCATTGGATCCATTGGTATGGCTAACACAAAAAATTGCCGAAATAAGAAAATATACAGACCGCACTATCATGGTACGCCCGCATCCGGGTGCGTACAAGCCAACAGATTTTTTGCAG